AAAATTGTACGACCCTGTAAAAACAGGAAGTTTTAAAATGATGTTTGGATTCCCACAGCCAAGTACATACCGACCTAACAATTGGGTATCAATTAGAAAGCCTAAAGAAGAAAAGAAATGAAAACAATAATTATCAAATCAAGTGAAGTTAAAACAGGTGCAGATGCTATATTATGGCACTTAAAAACCTATGGAAATATTACTTCTTACGAAGCTATTAAGGAGTATGGTGTTACAAGACTTGCGGCTATAATATTTAACCACAGGAAAAACGGATATGATATTGATAGTATGCCTTTAAAAAAGAAAACAAGGTTTGGTAGGTCTACTACAATATCTAAGTACATATACACAAAGCCTATTGAATCATATAGCCAAAATAAGATATGGTAACAGTTAATAGTTTAAGTGGTGGCAAATCTTCAAGTTATATAGCAGCAAATTATCCTGCTGATTATAATGTTTTTGCTTTGGTAAGGACTAATGATAAGAGCTGTCTTTACCCTGATGAAAAACTAAGACAAGTAGTAAGTGATAAAATAGGAATGGAATTTATAGGAACGCTTGAGCAAGACAATATTATCAAAGTTATGCTTGACCTTGAGCAGTTCATAGGTAAAGAAATCACTTGGTTAAGTCCTAAAACATTTGATGAAGTAATAAATAATCCTAGTATTACAGGTAAGAACGGAAAACAGTACCTTCCAAATATGATGACGAGATACTGCACTACTGAAATGAAAATAAAACCTATCTTTGAATGGTGGCAAAAAGAAATAAATGAAATTGTAGAGATGAGAATAGGATTCAGGTCTACTGAAATGAAAAGAGCTAAGACAGTTTTAGACAAACTAAACACTGAAGGAATTGATGAAATGAAAGCTATTGTAGGTAAGAGCAAAACAGGTAATCGGAATAAGTGGGGAATGGTGGAATGGAGAATACCAACCTTTCCTTTAATTCCTGACAATATAAATAATACAGATGTGTTTAATTATTGGAAAAAGAATAAAGAAGTTTCTTTTGAAGATGGTTACTTTAATAATTGTGTTGGTTGTTTTCATAGAAACCCTATCTTCTTAAATAAGATGGCACAAGAACATAAAAACAAGATGGATTGGTTTGCTAATATAGAAGAAGAAAATGCACCCAATACATTCAGGAAGGATTGCACTTATAAAGAAATACTAGAATATAAACCACAGATAGAATTATCTTTTGAAGATTTTGATGACTGTGATAGCGGATATTGTGGATTATGAAAAAGACAATTAGTAAACTAAAGAAGGAACTTGATAAATGGTTTAGCCTTTACATAAGACTAAGAGAAGCTAATGAGTATGGAATGGTTCAATGCTTTACTTGTGGTATAGTCAGAGGATATAAAGATGGAATGCAGAACGGACACTTCCAAAGTCGTAAGCATATGGCAACAAGATTTGATGAGGAAAATTGTCAAAATCAGTGTATCAAGTGTAATATGTTTTCACAAGGCGAACAATTTAAGTTCGGAATAAATTTAGATGCTAAGTATGGAGAAGGAACAGCAGAAGAACTAGAGCAACTAGCTAGGACTACACTTAAGATTTCAAGAGTAGAATATGAAGAACAAATAAGTTATTACAAAAACCTTGTTGAAAACTTAAAAGAAGAAAAAGGAATTGCGTAACAAATTGATTATCTTTGGCGTATGATAGAACCAATCTACGCAAATAATGAACACCGAGTAATCATTGAAACTTATATTACAATGTGCAAAGAGTTTGCAAAAGAAGTTAGTACAAAAAGTAGATACGATAATTACTTAGAAGTAGTTGAAATTATCTTGGAGTATTCAAATCATTATGGAGAAGGACAGAGAGAGAATAACTTTTGGGATTGGTTGTTGATAATACCTATTAATTTATCAGTAGCTACTAATGGATTCTTTGCAGGAGTAGAAACAAGAAGTAATGCAGCAGTTGTTAGAGCTTACAGAGTTGTTTTAGATGAATTAGTTCAGGACACAGTAAATAAGATTGATAAGATAGAACCAGTTAAAGAATGATAAATAAAATACATAATGAAAACTGCTTAGATACTATGAGCAGAATGGAAGACGGAATCATTCAGAGTATAATAACATCTCCTCCTTATTATAATTTAAGAGATTATGGAGAAGATAATCAAATAGGTATTGAAGATAGTTTTAATGAATACTTAAATAACTTACATAATGTTTTTACAAGTTGTTATAGAGTATTAAAAGAAGATGGTGTATTGTTTATTAATATAAGTGATACTTATGCAAATAAAAAAATAGGTAATATAAAAAGAAAAACTTTAATAGGAATCCCTGATAGATTAAAAGTAATAATGATTGATAGTGGTTGGATTTGTAGAAGTGATATTATCTGGCATAAACCTAATGCAATGCCATCAAGTGCTAAAGATAGATTCGTAAATGATTATGAAAGAATATTTATGTTTACTAAAAATGAAAAATATAAATTTAACACACAGTATGAAGAAAGAAAAACAAAAGTAAGTAAAAAATCAAATAAATCTATATCTACTAAATACCTTAATGATGAACAAGAAAAATCAGTAAGGCAAGGAATGAATAAAAAGAGAGGTTTGAAGTTATTAGAAAAAAGAAATAATTTACCTAAACATTTATTTTTTGTTGATTTTTTAAGAAGTAGAACAACAGCAAAAGAATTATTCAGTAATGTTGATGGAATTAAATTATCTACTATAGAGCATTGGTTCAGAAAAGATGATGCAGGATTTTCTTTTCCTAAGGTTGAAGATTGGAATAAGGTTGTAGATTTTATAGATGATTGGAGTGAAGACTTTCATAAGATAAATAAAGGATTAAGTGAGGTTGATTATGAGTTTGATGATATTAATAAGAATTCTAATAAAGGAAGACTTAAAAGGAGTGTATGGAGTATAAACACAAAACCTTCTAAAGAAAAACATTTTGCTGTCTACCCTGAAGAATTAATTTATACTCCTATTTTATGCAGCACAGATGAAAATGATATTGTTTATGACCCTTTTATGGGAAGCGGAACTACCGCTAAAGTGTCTAAGATTTTAAAAAGAAATTTCATAGGTAGTGAATTAAATAAAGAATACTGTGAGATAAGTAAACAAAGAGTTATAAATGACTGAGATATATGAAGAAATATCTAAGCTATCAGACAAGTTCAGGACTATGGCTTTCGGACTTACCTCTGATGAGAATGAAGTGAATGAATCAGTTCAGGAACTTATGCTATACCTCCTAAGTATGAATAAATCTACACTTTCTGCGATTTACGAAAAGGATGGAATAGATGGAGTTACTCGTTATGGAGCGGTAGCACTAAGACGTGCATTGACAAGTCCTAGAAGTAATTACTATTATAAATACAAGAAGTATTACACACACTTAGATAGTTTAACAAGTGCAGTTACTTATAACGAAATGGAAACAGGGGAAACAATACCATCTAAACACCTTTACAACCTCCCTAACGAGATAAATAACGATTACCAATGGACTAGCCTAGAAAAGATAGATAAAGCCTTAGAGAGTTTTTCTTGGTACGATACTAAGGTCTTTCAGTTATACTACCACGAGAACAATACACTTGACTCACTAGCGAAGAAGACAGGTATAAGTAGAAACAGTTTGTTTACAACGATAGACAAAGTAAGAGTACAATTAAAATATAAGCTTAATGAATAAGTTTTTCGTACCTAAAGAAATATATGAAGATAGAATGTCTATCTGTAAGGGATGTGTTTACTATTCAAGTCTATTAGGACAATGCAAAATTTGTCTATGTTTTATGAAAGTGAAGTCCTCAATTAGTAGTCAATCTTGTCCAAAGGGTTTTTGGCAAAAGACAACAGAGGTAGAAGTAAGGGAAGATATACCTGAAGAAATAATAGCAGAGATTATTGCTTTATGGCCTGACTTAAAAACAGGTAGAGCTAAAGACCAAAGAGCAAAAAAATCTATGATAGAGATATACAACACGTTACATAACACGAACTACTCAACAGCAACTAATTGTGGTTCTTGTATAGCAGCTTGCTTTGATGGAATAAAAAAGATATATAAAGAATACTCAGGAAATAATTAATCAATAAAGGGTAAGACCTAAGAGCTTTAATTTTTCAGCCCTGAGTAGTAGAGGGGGGGTGTGGTTACCTCCCCAATACAATAAGACTATGGAAATAATAATATCAGATGGAGGAGATGAACAAGAAGGAATGCATATAACTTTAATTTTAAAATAATGGAAAGAACATACAAAACAATTAAATGGATATTGAAAGACAATATCAAAAAGAATGTAAGGGCGTTGTGGACTTGGAAGGATGATAACTTTACCTGCATATATGAAAACTATGATGGAGATGACCGCATATACACATCTAGTCAATTACTAAAACTTTTAAGCAAATGATAATATTTACAATACTAGGCATCTTAACAGCAATCTTTTTCTTTGTAGTTATTCTTATGAGTATAATAGAAACAAGAATTAAGAACAGGACAACAGAAAAGTTCCTTTGGAAAATGGATAAAGTAGAAACACGAACAGGAGGACTAGCACACGATAGAATAAATGAAAAATAATAGAATACCAAGTTACTACATAGGAAAGCGTTATAAAATAGAAGCTCGTAAAGTTATAGAAGACTTTGATTTATCCTATAATGTTGGAACGGCTGTTACTTATCTATTAAGGGCTGAAAAGAAACACGCAAGTCCTATTGAGTGCATACAGAAAGCAATCAATCATTTAGAGTTTGAATTAGATAAATTAAAGAGATGACATTATACACTTGCGAATGTGGAAAGACTAAAGAATTATCTAAAGTTACAATAGTATACAGAGATGGAGATTGGGTAGCAAAAGAAGCTGAGTGCGAATGCGGAAAGTATATGGATAGCATACCAACCGAAGGAATGCCAACACTTCAAAGAACAGAACCTAGCCTAACTAAGAACAGAGATAAACTTTGGGCAGGAGCAAAAGAAAAGCTAGTAGGTTCAAGAGGAGTTAATGAATCCTTTGACTAATGAAGTTCGTGATAAAGTGTTATAAAGATAAGCAAACTCTGATAAGCTATTTAAAGGAATTAGGGAATGACTATTTAGTAGACGTTAAGAAACAAAGAAACACAAGAAGCAATATGCAGAATAACTATTATTGGAGTTGTATTGTCCAAGTCTTATCAAACGAACTAGGTTACTTCCCAGACGAGATACACGATTTGCTAAAGGTCAAGTTCTCAAGTGAATGGAATAGTATAGAGATAAACGATAGGAATGTAGGAATCCAAGTAGTCAAGTCTACAGCTAGAATGGATAGCAAAGCTTTTGAGATATATGCAGACCAAATAAGAATATGGGCAATGACTGAATTAGGCATAAGACTAATGCTGCCAAACGAATACGAGTAATTTCTATTATATATTATGGAAACAGAACAAAAGAGGACACAGGAAGGTAAGAAGAAGCTCATAGCAGCACTAGAAACTTCATTAGGTATAGTAACAGAAGCTTGTGAGAAAGCAGAGATAACAAGAAGTAGACACTATGCTTGGATGAATGATGATGAAGATTACAAGATTGCAGTAGATAATATAGATAGTAAGTTTATTGACTTTGCTGAAACAAGTCTAAAGAAACAAATCAAGGAAGGTAACACTACAGCTACTACATTCTTTCTAAGAACAAGAGGACGTAAGAGAGGTTATAATGAGAAACAAGAAATAGACTTAACATCCGGAGATGAAAGAATCAAAATCAACATCAATCTTGGAGATTAACCCCAAGTTCACACCTAAGCAAAAGGAGTGTTTGAAGTATCTATTTGATGTCAAGACAAAGGAAGTATTATTCGGAGGAGCAGCAGGTGGTGGTAAGTCTTGGGTAGGTTGTAGTTACTTAATTACAATGTGCCTTACATATCCTAAGACAAGGTACTTAATGGGAAGGTCAAAGCTTGACGCATTAAAGAAGACTACACTAAACACTTTCTTTGAAGTATGCACCGAGTGGAACTTAAAAGCTTTAAAAGACTACACCTTCAATGGCTCAAGTAATGTTATAACCTTTTACAATGGTTCAGAGATAATACTTAAAGACTTATTCTTATACCCTTCAGACAGAAACTTTGATTCATTAGGTTCACTTGAAATAACAGGTGCATTTATAGATGAAGCAAATCAGATAACAGAGAAGGCTAAGAACGTAGTAGCATCAAGACTTAGGTACAAACTAGACGAGAACGGACTTATCCCTAAGATGTTAATGACTTGTAATCCTGCAAAGAATTGGGTGTACTCAGAGTATTACAGACCTGCACAAGACAATACAATAAAACCATACAGAAAGTTCATCCAATCTTTAGTGATTGACAACAACTACATCTCTAAGCATTATGAAACACAGCTATCTCAATTAGATGAATTAAGTAAGCAAAGACTTTTATTTGGAAATTGGGAGTATGATGCAACTGCTGATAGTTTAATAGATTATAACTCAATAATGGGAATGTTCAGTCAGAAAGGAATAACAGGAGAAAAGTATATCAGTTGTGATGTAGCACGATTTGGAAGCGATAAGACAGTCATAATGCTATGGGAAGGCTTACACCTTAAATATATTAGAACTATCCTTAAATCAGCTGTAAATGATGTTGTGGACGAGATTAAGAAACTACAACAAGAGAATGGAATAAATCTTAGGAATATTATAGTAGATGAAGATGGAGTAGGTGGTGGTGTTAAAGATTACTTAAGATGTCAAGGATTTACAAATAATGCTAGACCGATAAAAGGAGAGAACTATCAGAACCTAAAGACTCAATGCTATTACAAGTTAGCAGACCAAATAAACAAAGGGCAGATAGGTGTAAGTTGTTCAGACGTTAATGTTAAGAATTACATAACTGAGGAGCTAGAACAAGTCAGAACTAAAGACGCAGATAAAGATAACAAATTACAGATAATTCCTAAAGATACTGTTAAATCTATTCTAGGTCGTTCTCCTGATTATGCTGATGCTTTAGCTATGAGAATGTTTTACGAGATAGATGATAACTTTGGAAGGTACTATGTGCAGTAAACTAAAAACAATAAATTTCTATTATATAGTGTATGAAAGTAAAGATTAAAAAAGAAGGCAAAGTAAAAGAGTTCAAGCTAATTAATAGTTGGTCAGATGTTACATTGTCTACTTGGCTACAACTTATTGACTTTGAAACAGGTACAAAGACTGAAGAAGCTACAGAAACAATAGCAGCACTATCAGACATTCCTAAGAAGTTAATTAAGGAACTATCCTTATCAGACGTAGCAGTTATAATGAGCAAGGTTGGAGAACTTCAAGCAAAGCAAGATACAAAGCTTAAAAGGATAATAGAGATTAATGGTGTTGAGTACGGATTCCACCCTGACTTAGATTCTATTAGTTTAGGAGAATACGCAGACATTGAGCAGTTCATTAAGAACGGAATAGATAAACAACTTCCAGAATTGATGAGCGTCCTCTATCGTCCTATCAAATTAAAGAAGAACGACATTTATATAATTGACTCGTATGACGGAGATATACGGCTCAGAGCAGAGGAGATGAAACTGATGTCAGCTGAACAAGTGCAAAGTGCATTGGTTTTTTTTTACACTTTAGGGAAGGTATTGTCAGAGATTTTGCTATCATTTTCGATTCAGCGGCTGAAGGAAACGAAGACGCAGTAGCTAGTAATGACTTCGCAAGTAAGTGGGGATGGTTTGGAGTGATGCACAGGTTGTGCGGAGAGGACATTAGTAAATTAGAAAGTATTACAAACTTGAGTTTGTTAGAGTGTTTGACTTGGCTTAGTTATGAAACAGATTTGAACTCACAAAATAAAGTAAAAAGAAATGGTTAAAAATAAGACATACAATAACGTAATTAATACACTTTTACGTTTAGGAGAGTACCACGAGCAAATAAGTACAACATCTGTTGGAGATATTTTTGACATCAACTTAGAGAAGATGCAGAAATTTCCATTGCTTCACCTCAATCCAACAAGTGTAACTACAGGAGAAAGCCAACTTGTTTACAACTTCCAAATCTTTATTATGGATATGGTTTCAGAAAAAGAAAATTGGACTTTAAACAACGCATCAGCTAACTTCCCAAAGCTTTACAAGACTTTAAGTAACGAGCAAGATGTACTCAATGAAACTTTACAAATAGCAACAGACTTCATTGGTATGCTTAGACATTCAGAGCAACAGTCATTAGCAGGTGTAAATGATATTAATGTACCGATATACTTTACCCAAGACCAATTTACATTAGAACCATTCTCAGAAAAATTTGATAATCTTTGTTGTGGGTTTGTATTTAATATTGGAGTCTTAGTTCAGAATGACTTTAGCACTTGCGATATTCCTGTAACATCAGAAGGTGCAGGTTATTAATGAAATGGAAAATTGGATATATTACAATACAGTTAAGTTGGAAAGGTTGGAAAATAACATTTGATTTATGAAGACTGACAACATACAGAGATACTTAAATAGTTTTGGCAATCAAGTTTTAAAGGATTCAAGAGAACTTTTGAAAGATGCAAAAGGTAATACAGCTTTAGGGGAATCTATTAGATTTACTGTTACTGCTGAAGAAGGAGGTTTTTCTACTAAATTTTATATGGCAGACTATGGTCAGTATTTAGATAAAGGAGTTTCAGGAAATAAAGTAAAACAATCATATACAAATTATGATGGAAAAAAAGTTGCAAGTCCAGGCAAAGGATATACAACGAAACATCCTCCTACAAGCATAATAGAAAAGTGGATTAAAAGAAAAGGTTTAAAAGGTAGAAATAATAAAACAGGAAGATTTATAAAGAATAAGTCTTTCGCTTTTGCTGTTGCTAAATCAATTCAAAAAAAAGGAATTAAAAGCTTAAGCTTCTTTCAAAAACCTTTAGGATTAGAATTTAAAAAATTAGAAAAAGATATGCTTAAAATATTAACACTAGACATAAGAAGTTATTTAACAGAATTTTACAGACCAAAATAAAAAATAATGGCATTAGCAATAACTCAACACCCTTTATACACACTTAACCCTGTAGGTCAGGAAGTAATATTTACAGTCTTAGACGCTGCTACAGTAAGTGCTAAATTCAATGTCAAGTATGTAGCTGAAGTTCATATAAGTACAGTAGACATAGACTTAAATACTTCTACAGCTATAGGTACATTCAAGACTACACCTAACAACACAGGAGCAGGTATGTATGACTTCAGACCTATTGTAGAAAGCTTTGTTAGTGCTGATAACTTAGCAGCTTTAGGAAGTTCATATAAAGGTGCAGCAACAACAGCTATTAAAACGCACCCATTACATTTAGTAGACAAGTATTCTCTTAATGATAATGTAGTTAGATATTTAAAGATAAGATTTACAATAGAAGGTTCAGATACGGCAACAGGAACAGTAGCGCCAATATCAGGAGCTTTAGCAGACTCTGTGCAATATACATTAATCAATGGTTACTTAAAATACACAGACATACAAGATAGAGATGCAACAGGAAACTTTGGATTCAATACAGAGATATTTCAATTAGGAGGTGGAGCAACAGGTAATCAATTGCTAACTAATGCACCAACTACTCAGTATGCTAATATAAATGACTACGGAACTTTATCTTTTATGACTACACCTAAAACAGGTGATGTATCTAATACAACTTTAGATTACTTTAAAATTAAATTATATGATGAAAGTGGTGTACAGCTTGGTGCAGATATAACAATAGATAATGTAGATGCTAATGGTGGTAATACAACTTGGAATTTAGCAACTAAAAATCAATTACTACATCTAGGTTGTTTTCCTGCTAATTTAAAAAATTGGAGTTCTGTATTCCTTGCTAATACTACAAACTTATCTTTTTACCTAGTAGAAGCTTTTAACATTTCAAAT